AAGGCCGACGACGCGGATATGATGAAGCGGCACGGGACGGTGTTGGATGAACCGACGCCGCCTCCCGCCGCACCTAAAAAGCCGGGCAGACCTAGGAGGGCGGACAATGGACAATCTGGCGAGGTTGAAACTCCGCACGAATGAGCCGGACGAGGCCATCCTGGAGGACTGCCTGGAGAGCGCAAAAGCGGCAATCATGGCGAGGCGGTATCCGTTCCAGGAGTGGCCGGAGGAACTGGAAAGCCGGTATCTGGATTTGCAGTTCCGGGTGGCGTTAGACCTTTATAACAAGACCGGAGCTGAGGGCCAGATTGGGCACACAGAAAACTCAATCAGCCGAACGTGGGAGTCTTCTTGGATTTCCGAGCAGTTGCTTTCTGAGGTGACGCCGCTTGCGGGGAGAGTGAAATGATGCGCAGCCTACTCCGCAACCAGCAGCCGGTATTCTACAAGCTATACGAGGGCCAAGAGGAAATAATTGATGAATACGGGAATCCGACTGGAAGCTATATCCCCATCTACAGCGCATTGAAATCCGCTATGCTGTGTGTCTCCCCAAACAAGGGAAATTCCGAAGTGGAACAGTTTGGCTCTTTGGAAGATTATGATCGGACGGCAACCACCGCAGACACGGCCTGCCAAATTGACGAGGATTCTGTTTTGTGGGTAGATGGGGCCGATACTGACGGCCCGTATAACTACATTGTGAAGCGGAAGGCACCGTGGAAGAACAGTATTCAATACGCTATCAAAAAGGTTTCTGTATCCGAGTACGAAGCGGAACAAAAACTGTTTGATAGAAAAGCAGAGATTGAGGCGGCGATGCTAAGTGCCAAAGATCAAACTGAAGCTGAGCACGGACTCAATCAACCAAGCGTTGAAGGAAGTCAAGGCGTATCAGAAGAAGGTTGAAAAAGCCGCTGATGATCTGGTGAGAAGGCTCACAGAGCAAGGCGTATCCCTGGCCCAATTGAATGCATCCTATATGGATATCTATGACACTGGAGAACTGATGCGTGGCATTGAAAGCCAGTACAAAGGAAAGATTGGATTTGTTGTGTCCACAGCTACACACTCCATCTTCTGTGAGTTCGGAACGGGCATCGTTGGAGCACAGAACCCGCATCCAGAGGTTGCGATTGCTGGATGGAGATACGATGTGAACGAGCATGGGCAACTAGGCTGGTGGTACATTGGTCGAGACGGAAAATTCCACTGGACAAAGGGAATGCCAAGCCGACCGTACATGTACGAGACCGCTAAGATGTTACGTAGCATGGTTGTGCCATTGGCAAAGGAGGTCATGCGTTGATAGACATTGAATCGTTCCTTTTCAGTCAAATCGCAGGGGCGCTTCGTTCCACTTATGAAGGAATTTTTGTGTCTGGCGAATATGTAGATAGCCCCGCACGTTTCCCGGCCGTCACCATCGTTGAGAGCGACAACAGCGTGCTTCCAAAAATGAGAACGGCAGCACCAAATCTGGAAAACGCCGTATCGATGATGTATGAGGTAAACGTCTACACGAACAGCGTAGGGTATAAAAAGTCCGAGGCAAAGGATATCATGGAGACCATCGACAATGAGTTTTCCAAGATTGGCTTCACAAGAACCATGTGCAATCCAGTGTCTAACTTGCAGGACGCCACTATTTACCGCATTGTCGCCCGGTATGAGGGCGTAGCGGACAAGAATTTTAGAATCTACACAAAATAAAAAGGGCTGACAGTGCCGAGTGCCTTTGTGCCAAGTGCCTCTCTAAAAAATTAGGAGGTACTATTTTTATGGCTGGAATCCAACTTAGCACCGCGGGCGTGAAACTCCTTTATGCGGCTGAGGCCACGGCTGGCACCCGCCCTACTACGGGCTATAAAGAGATTAGCGAAATCAAGAGCATCCCGGAACTGAACCCAGAGCCTGATAACCTGGAGACAACCACGCTGGCGGAAACCGAATGGAAAACCTACATCCCGGGCCTGAAGGATATTGGAGGTGCGCTGTCCTTTACGGCAAACCTGACCGAAAAGTCTATGGAGGAATGGGAGGGCGTTGTTGATGCCTATGATACGGCGGCTGCTGATAATAAGGCAACCTGGTTCTGTATCTTGATTCCTGGTCTGACTAAGGCCCTGTATTTTACCGGGAAGCCCTCCCCGATGGGTATGCCCGGTATGGAGGTTTCCGCTGTCCTGGAGACGACCCTTTACATCACCCCGACCGGTGCGCCTCAGTGGGAGGCTAAGCCTACTGATCTGGAGACAATGAGTCTCAAGTCCGCGAGAAGTAAGACTGTAGAAGTTTAAGGAGGAAAAGACATGAGCGATAAGATCATTGATATGAAGGACCGAGTTAATCCTGCCCGTGTAACTGACCATGATACTGGAACGGTTTATGAACTGGACTTCACTAGAGAGAGCGTAAAGTTTGCGGAGAACCGTGGATTCAAGGTTGACGAACTGACGGTTTTCCCCGTGACCAGAATCCCGGAGCTGTTCTACTATGCGTTCAGAAAGAACCATAAGAATGTGGCCCGGTCCCAGACCGATGATCTTCTGGAAGGTATGGGAGGTATGACAACTGCCCTGCTGGAGAGGCTGATGCAGCTTTACAATCAGGCCGCTCTTACACATCTTATCGCCACTGATGAGGATGCAGTAAAAAACGCGAAGGTGACTGTGGAGCTGTAAAAGGCCCACAGTCCTTCACGGATCTATTTGAAGCGGAGTGCCCCTACTATCTGTCCATCGGCATGACTTGGGAACAGTATTGGTATGGCGATGTATGGATGGTAGAGGGATTCCGTGAGGCAGATAAGCTTAATCGAAGAAGGACAAATGCGGCAGCCCACATGATGGGAATGTACATTTATGAAGCTTTCTGTGATGTAGCTCCAGTTCTCCATGCTTTTGCAAAGAAGGGCACGAAGCCTATTCCCTATAGAACAGAGCCGTATCCAATGAGAGGAGAAGAAAAGACAAAGCTGGAATCAAGTCAAGAGATTGAAAACGAGCGTTTGAAAGCACAGCTTTTCTTCAGAAATTGGGCTAGATCTGCCCAAAAGAAATTCGGATAGTTCTCCGGTTTGTACCTTGAAAACTTTATATTGAGATAGCGGAGATTTTGAAAAAAGAATTTCTGTAAAAATTATATCGACAGAATTTGACAGCGGGAAAAATGGAGTATATAATGATAACGTGGAAACCCGCTGTCGCAATAGATAGAGACAGCGACGGTTAAAAGGACGGTTGCCTGACATCCCGCGAGTGCGGAATGGAGGCGTGTATAGAGCCCTCGCGGGAAATTTTCCTGGGGAGGTGATATACATAACTCTTCAAAATTTGTTTTGGATCGTTTCTATCATCTGGATCATTATCCAGGTGTGGGATAAATTCCGAGACAAAAAGAAGTGAGCCGTCTGCCGCAAACAGAAGGCTCACTGCGTGGTTGGGGCTGACACCCCGGCTATGTATGGAGTAGCTTATGTACTGTGGCAACCGTCTTTAGGGTTTCCACACTTTTATTATAGTATTTTAGGAAAAAAAATCAAGCGATTTTGAAAAAAATATCTTGCAATCTTAGCGAGTGAATAGTATAATATTTCCCTGCTTTCAAATGGTCTTAAAAATTATCTCTCAACTTTATCACAAGTCAATTCTTTTGTCAACTGAAAATGGAGATTTGACGAAAATAAATTCGATGTCTTAAGTTAATTGGGATAGCAGAGATTTTGATTGCTTCCTCCCTCGAATTATGGTAAGATTTGGGGGGAGGAGGGAACAAGATGAAAAAGCTAATTTCTTTTGTTTTGACAGGATTGATGATAGTCGGGTTAGCTGGATGCTCCGGTGGAGTTTCGCAGGAGGAATATGATGAACTAGTTGCAGAAAATGACCAGCTAAAGAGCAGTTTAAATGAAGCAACAGATATGTTGCAGGACTACATAGACGGCAAAACAGATGAAGTCATGGAAGATGTTCCACTTATGATGTATCAAGCAACGGCCTCGATGCTTTCTGAGGACGCAACATGTGTAGCAATATCTGATGATATTATACAAATAACTGTACCGTTGCTTGATGGGCAAATCATGAATGATTACGAGACTGAATTAGAAGCCGCTGTATATTCAGTTGGTATTGCCTTAAATGATGATGAATACTCTACTTGTATAATTATGTTCGTTGATGAAACTGGAAATTGTTCTAGTGGAATTTCGGTCGGACTAGATCGTGAAGCCAGTTTGTTTGTTGGAGTAGATGGTTAAACTTAGAGCCCTCCGCTTAGAAATAGGCGGAGGGTAAAATTTTTTGGAAATCTTGAAAAGATAACTAAATAAATCGAAGTCCCCGCTATCTCAATATAAAGGAGGCAGCGGGGATCTTTATATTTTCAGTGCCAAGTGCCACAGTGCCAAGTGCCATACTTAAAAAGGTGGTGGCACCATGGCCGTTGACATTGATAGTCTGCAAATTGAAATAGAGGCAACTTCGAGTGATGCGGCGGCAAAAATCGACGCATTGGCTACCGCTCTGACCAACTTGAAAGCAGCGGCTAAAGGCGGAGCGGGGCTGACTACGGTCTCTAAGCAAATGCAGGCACTTGCATCGGCCGCAGCCAGCTTAAATAACACAGGCATAGGTAAGCTAAGAAAAATTGCGCCAGCATTAAATGCCTTATCCAGTGTTCAGAAGTCAAGTGGACTGTCTTCGACTGTAAATGCGTTATCAAAATTATCTTCTGTTAGCGAATCTTTGAAAGGAAATTCCATCAAAGAATTTGCATCACAAATGAACCAAGTAGCCTCTGCTATGCGCCCGCTAGCAACGGAGATGCAGAAGGTATCTAATGGATTCTCAGCTTTCCCAATAAGGATTCAGAAGATCATCCAGAGCAATACCGGACTCTCCGCCTCGAACAATAAAGCAGCAAAGAGCTTCGGAGTTCTTGGAACGGGAATTAGCAGCGCTCAGGCAAAGTTTGGAATATACTCTGTTATCTTTCAACAGATTGCTCGTGTAAGTTCTGATTGGGTAAAAGAAAGCAATGACTATGTTGAAAATTTAAACCTGTTTACCGTTGCGATGGGAGATGCTGCGGAAAGCGCACTAGAATATGCAGAAGCAGTAAAAGAGGCTGTTGGGATTGACCCATCTGAATGGATCAGGAATCAGGGCGTCTTTAAGCAAATAACTGGCGGCTTTGGAGTAATGGAAGAAAAAGCAAATCTTATGTCAAAAAACCTGACGCAGTTGGGTTATGACATTTCTTCCTTCTACAACATTTCAATTGAAGAAGCCATGGAAAAGCTGCAATCCGGCATTGCAGGCGAAATAGAGCCGTTGCGACGGCTCGGCTATGCAATTGACGTAGCTACTCTGCAAGAAGTGGCATATGCGCATGGAATTGAGCAGAGTGTAAATACGATGAACCAAGCACAGAAATCCCAGCTCCGTTATTTAGCAATTATGGAGCAAAGCGGGAACGTAATGGGTGATATGGCCCGCACTGTTCAGACGCCGGCCAATGCTTTGCGAATCCTAAATCAGCAGATAACTCAGTTATCCAGGGCTTTAGGAAATTTGCTGATCCCATTTTTACAACAGGTCATTCCATATGTTCAAGCATTTGTAGAAGTTATTACAGATGCAATACAGGCGCTAGCGGTCTTGGTTGGATTTGAACTTCCGACCATTGACTATTCAGGATTAGATGGTGTTTCGTCTGGGGCGTCTGAGGTGGAAGATGCCATTGAAGGGGCCACTGGAGCGGCCAAAGAAATGAAAAAGGCGTTGCTCGGAATTGATGAATTGACCATTCTGGAGCCGACTGCTTCTGGAGGCGGTGGTGGATCTGGTGGCGGAATGGGAGGAGATTTGGGGCTCGACCTTCCCGAGTATGACTTTTTAGCTGGGTTGGAAGAACAGGCATCTAAGATAAAAGAACAGATGGAATCTATTTTGGGGCCAATCCTTTCTATTGGGGCTGGATTTGCTGCATGGAAAATTACTCCTAAAGTATTGAATTGGTTCAAAGATCTTAAGAATGGGAAGTTTAGCAAGATCGACAAACTTGCAGCGGGTATCGGGCTTGTAATTACAGGATTTACGCTTGAATGGCAAGGTGGATACGATATTGGATACAATGGCCTGAACCTTGAAAATGCCATAAAAACAGCTATTGGAGCCGGGCTAGGGATTGCTGGATCACTTCTTATCTTTGGGACTGGACCTCTTGGGTGGACAATCGGTATCGTCGCTGCACTATCTGTTGCTATCGCAAGTATTACTATAGGGTATAACCGGAGGCAAATAGATGATGAGATAAAAGAGCGGTTCGGAGAAATTGAACTGACGGTGGAAGAGGCCAAAGATCTGGCAGAAAGGATTATGTCATCTCCTCTTTCTGTCCAACTGGATATGTATGTGGAGGCAAAGACTGGCGCAAAAGAGGCGATTGAAAGATACCTTGCCTCTTCCGAAGAGTTTTCTTACTTAATCTGGAAGGTGTCGGTTGGATTTGAAGTAGAAGATACTGAATTGAGCAACAGTCTTGATTCTATGATCGCTGACGCACAATCCTTCTTAAATACACAGAGGGAAACTTATGCGCTTGCTGTCAACATCGGCTTTAGCGATGATGGAATCAAGGCGGAAATGGCGGCATTTGTAAACACCTATTTCTCTGAATCCTCTGGGGAAATGGAGCGGCTTGGCTCTGAGCTAAAGCAAACGATGCTGGATGCACTGGCTGATGGAGTCATTGATGAACAGGAAATGAAAACAATCAATGATTTGCAGTCAGAGGTCAATCAGATGCTTTCTATGGTTGCTAATGCTGAGTATAAAGCGAACCTTAACAATACGGTATATGAACTTGGCGGAGACTTATCCTACGCGAGTGTAAAGTCTGTCAGTGAAGAGTTGGGGAATATAGCTCAAGAACAATTAGATAGCTTGGAACAAACGCATTTAGATACACTGGCAGTTATTGAACTGAAATATCAGACAGACGGTAACTACGAAGAGTACAAGGCAGCCATTGAAAATGAAATGCAGACATATTTTTCAAATCAAGCACAGGTATCTGCATCCGCTTTTGAGCCTCTTGTTGGAAAGCTTAATACTGCATTTTCAGATGCGCTTGCAGAGGCTCAGCCTAAATTTGACCGCCCCGTTGAAGACCTACTTGACAGGACATTCCATCAATTCACTACCGATGAAACCGGAGTGTTGGTCGGAGACAGCATAAGCGATTTTATGAGGAGTGTTGACCAGCAATGGAAACTTGGATTCCAAGTTCTTGATGTCACGCCAGAAGTGAGAGACGCCTTGTCTGAAACGCTTTCCGCACTGGAACCTACAGCAGAACAACTCCAAAAAATTGCAGAAGAAAGCAGAGCCGCCGGAATTGCAGTACCAGAAAATGTTTCCGAGGGCCTGCATGACTACAACATGCTTGCAGCCATTTCTGGTGATATGGATGCTATCAACTATTTGCTTGGAGAAAAACTGTCTACAGATCCAAATTTCTTGCAAGCACTCCAAACTGCGACAGATGCTGGCATAAATATCAATGAGGCTATTGCGAATGGATTGCTAGATAATCTTGAAGTCAAAGAAAACGCTGATGGAACAATTTCGTTAATTAACGATACAATCGGCGAAAAGGTTTTAGAGGTTACACCAGAGTTAGTAGACACAATGAAAGCATTGGGAATCAATCTGTCTGAAGGGCTTATTGGAGGCGTAGATGAACAAAAAGAGCCGTTAAAGTCTGGGTTCTTTGGGTGGGTAGACAGCATCATTGGCTGGGTCAAGGGGTTCTTTGGAATCAATTCTCCCTCCAAAGAGTTTAAGACAATTGGTGAGTATCTATCGGATGGTGTGCTTGCGGGAATAAACGGAAGAAAGCCGAGCCTGTTTAGTTCGCTGTCAAGTTGGGCCAATGGAATTATCAACAAGGTAAAGAATGTATTCGGCATAAGATCCCCTTCAAGGGTATTCCGTGACGAAATCGGACTAAACCTTGGCCTCGGTATTTCGGAGGGAATCGGAGACAGTGAGAAAACCATTCTGTCTGAGATTACAAGAGCGGGGAGTATGATGCAGTCGGCGCTTACTATATCTGATATGCCAAATACATTTTCTGTTGAACAGGCTACCCGGAACATTCAGGAGATCACCGGGTCTGTTGCGGTCAGGAACGACAGCAGCGATACAGATAACGGTAGCATGAACGTAGTAAATGCCATCTATGCTATGGCTCAGCAAATCATAGCTGCAATCGAAGAGAATGGCGGAGATGTCTATGTAGATGCTGATGGAACTGTCACGCAAAACAGGAGGAACCGGATGTACGGAAAGACCCTACAGCGTATATAAGGAGGCGATCAGATGGTACTAAAAATAGATGGGACCGACATCGTTCCTTATATCGCTTATGGGGGAGTAAAGTGGCAGAGATCAGACGTGGATGGAGAAGGGGCAGGGCGCATGCTGGACGGTACGCTGGAGCGTAACCGCATGGCGACAAAAATCCGTTTGGATGTGACCTGCCGCCCCCTCAAATCAGCTGAAGCAAGCATTGTGCTTTCGGCTATTATGCCAGAATGGGTATCTGTTACATATTTCGACCCTCAAAAGGGAAGCACGGTTACGAAGACCATGTACGCAAACAATAACCCGGCCTCGTACCTTATCAAGCATCCCGACGGGACAGAGTGGTGGAGCGGAATCACGTTCCCACTGATTGAGAAATAAGCCATGGAATATAAAGTTGTCATTGACACAACTGAATACACGGATGCTGACATTCAATCCGGGAATATTGAACGACCTTTGTTTGATGAACTTGGGATCGGAAACGCCTGCATGGCAATGCTGAAAATCGTCTTCAAGCGGAAATCGGTCATTCCCAGAATGGCGAAGATCGTGCCGAAGGCGTTGGTGAACGGCCAGTGGGAACAGCTCGGCGTGTTCTATCTGGATGAACGGTCTATAAAGCCGACGGGGATCATGACGGTAGTAGCCTATGACTCCATGTTAAAGGCTGACAAGGTATGGGTTCCGGACCAATCGTTGGAGTTCCAAATGCCAATGGATGATGCGGTGGACATCATTGCCGAACTGATGGGCATTACCGTCGACCCTCGGACGAATGTAAGCCACGCCTATACCATTGACTATCCAGCCAATGATTACACCCTGCGGGATGTGTTGAAATTTATTGCCGTGGCGAACGGCGGGAACTGGACGATCACCAGAAATGACCAGCTTTTGTTAGTTCCTCTGGTTGGAAGTATGCCACCTGAGACACATTACCTGATTGAAGAAAACGGATTCGCTATCACCTTTGGTGGAGACAGGATTTTGGTATGAACGGAAAAGTTTTTGTAGGGCAAAAAGCTCTATCACTAACTGAATACGAAAAGAAGGCCCCCATCAGCGGCGTTATCCTTTGGGTAGACGATGAAAACTGCTATGAAGCTGGAGATGAGACGGGGACTGTCATAGAGCAGGATTGCCCGTATGCCTCCCAGCAGATGGCCGATAATCTTCTGGCTACCTTGCAGGGATATTCCTATCAGGGACTAGAAGCAAATGGGGCCAAAATGTCACCGATTGCAGAGCTTGGAGACGGCATGACGGTGGCCGGGCTGTACACCCAGCTTGCCTATCAAAATATCCGATTCTCTACTGGAGAAGTCATGGATATGGCGGCTCCTGGAAGCGATGAAACCCTTCATGAGTACAAGACTGGGGGAGAGACAACAAAGAATTTTAACCACCAGATAGCCCAGACCCGCTCCCTGATCTCGAAAACCTCCGAAGAGATATTGCTCCAGGTAGAGAGTGAGATCAATGGGCTCTCCTCCAGCTTTTCGGTGCAGCTGCAAAGTATCACCGGGCGCATTGATGGCCTGGATGGTGATTTTGCGGAGATGTCTCTGACCCTGGACGGCCTGACAGTGACTGACAGCACTGGAAAGACTGTGATAAACGGGTCCATGATCCAGACCAGCAATCTATATGTGAATGCGGCGAATATTAACGGGACCCTGACGGCGAACCAGATCAACCTGACTGGAGCTATCACCTGGGTAGACCTCGACAGCGGAGTTCAGGGAGATATCAATGAGGCGGTCAACACAGCAAACGATGCCTATGACCTGGCCTATAACAATCAGCTGCCCAGTTACATCAAGAGCACA